AATCGATCTCATGCGCTAATCATGGTCGAGAAGATTCAGTCGCTGCTTGAGGGCCGCGCTGATAAGGATGTTTCCAGCTATAGCATTCAGGGCCGCTCTTTGGCTAAGATGAGCATTACGGACCTGATGATGTGGCGCGATTACTACCGCAAGGAAGTCGCAAAGGAAAATCAGGACGCTCTAATCGCTGCTGGAAAAGCCAGTAATGCGACTGTTAAAGTGAGGTTTCGGTAATGGCATTCTGGGACTTTCTGAAACCCGCTATCGTCAACAAGAACGAAACACGCCAGATCAAGCAGCTTGGTAGGCGCAATTATGCCGCTGCTAATCAGGGGCGGTTGTTTGAGGACTTTAAGGCCAGCAACCGTAGCGCGGATACTGAACTTCGTCCCGCTCTCACAGTTCTGCGTAATCGTGCGCGTGACCTTTCCCGTAATGACCCATATGCCCGCCGATTCCTAAACCTGATGCGCGTCAACGTGGTTGGCGATTACGGTCTAAACCTTCAGGTGAAGGCTCGGAACGCTGACAACTCTTTGGATGTTATTGGCAACGATCAGATTGAACGCACATTTGATGACTGGGCGCGCTCTTGCACGGTAGATGGTCGCATGACTTGGGCCGATGTGCAGAAATACTGCACCGAAGCCATGAAGCGTGATGGTGAAGCATTTGTTCAGATCGTGCGCGGGCCTTCGTTCAAATACGGTTTTGCTCTCAATATCATTGAAGCGGACCTTATCGATGAGCAGAAGAACCAGAAGCTGCCGAACGGCAATGAAATCCGTATGGGTGTTGAGCTTAACCGCTATCGTCGTCCTGTGGCTTACTGGGTTCGTCAGGGCCATCCCGGCGACTATGATTTTACTACGCTAAATCAATCAGTTAGCGTTCGTGTCCCTGCGGAGCAAATTCTGCACTACTACTCTCCGACCCGTGCTGGGCAGACACGCGGAGAGACAGCATTTGCGCCGATCATGACGGCTCTCAAGATGATGAATGCACATCGTGAGGCCGAATTGGTTGCAAGCCGCATCGCTGCTGCAAAGATGGGTTTCTTCACATCTGACACTGGCGACGATTTCAACGCTGATGATTACGACGACACCGTTCCGATCATGGATGTTGAGCCGGGGACAATGCACCAACTGCCGAAGGGGGTAGATTTTAAGGCATTTGATCCGACGCACCCTGCGACAGCGTTTAACGACTTCCAGAAGGGCATCCTGCGCGGCATTGCCTCTGGTCTTTGCGTTAGCTATTCGAGCCTGTCTGGTGACCTTGAAGGCACTAGCTATTCCTCAATCCGTCAGGGTGCGCTTGAAGAGCGTGATTTCTATCGGACTGAGCAGCGGTTCCTGATCGACCATCTCGCATTTCCGATTTACGAAATGTGGCTGCGTCATGTGATGGAATTTGGTTTTATTAGCATCCCCGTGACGAAGTTCGATAAGTTCTTTCAGGCGACCATCTTCCGTCCGCGTGGCTTTAGCTGGATCGATCCTCAGAAGGAAATGGCTGCTGCTGTAACTGGTATGCAGAACGGTCTTCTGACACCTTCTGAGATTGCAGCACAGGATGGTCGTGACATCGATGATGTCTACAGCACTTGGCAGCGTGATAAGGAACTCGCCACCAGTTATGGCTTGTCATTAGCCTTCGAGCCATTTGGCGGCAATGAAGCGGCTAAGGGGATGTTGCCACAGGATGGAGGCCAAGATGGCGAACCAACCAACTGACGGCATGAAGACTGAAGCGCAGCGCGGCCTTGATTGGCGGCGCGAGTTTGGTCGTGGTGGCACTGAAGTTGGTATCGCCCGTGCGCGTGACATCGTGAATAACCGTGATCTGTCTGATGATACGGTGAAGCGGATGTATGGCTTCTTCAGCCGTCATGAGGTCGATAAGCAAGCAGAAGGGTTCCGTCCGGGGGAAGATGGCTATCCGTCAAATGGTCGTATCGCATGGGCGCTCTGGGGCGGTGATGCGGGTTATTCTTGGTCCAAAGATAAAGTCAGCGGGATGGATGAAGAACGATCCTATGATGAGCGTCCCTATCCGAACGAACACGCAGCACGGCTTAATAATCCTGATAAGTATGATAGCTTTCGTCGTGACAATGACGCTGGTGGTCCCGGTATTGATTTTATCTTCGGTATCCTTGCTGATGGCGGCACTGAGCTACAGGCTATTCGTTTTGATAAAAATCGGTATACTGTCGCTGAAGCTAAGGCTTGGCTAAGGGACCATGACCATACGCCGATAATGTTTGAAGAAGCCACTGGAGAACGTGAAATGGCTGATGAAGAGTTGGAAACACGGGCAACGGTAAAGGTCGAGATTGAAATCGACACTTCGGATACGCCTATGGAAGAAGATCAGCCAGAAGTTAGCGTTGAAGACGTTGATACGGCTGTTGAGATTGCCGACGCTCTTGACCGCAAGGCTATTCCTGAGATTGTTCATCGCGCAAATGCGATGGATGCAAAGGTCATTGATGAGGCAACTCGCTCTGTTCACATTGCAGTATCATCTGAACTTGGCGTTGAACGTAGCTTCGGCAAGGAAATTCTAGACCATAACGAAGGCTCAATCGATCTTGAGTTCCTGCGTTCTGGTCGCGCACCTCTGCTTCTGGACCATGATCCTGAAAAGCAAATTGGTGTTATTGAATCTGTGAGCCTCGACGGTGACCGTGTATTGCGGTCAAAGGTGCGTTTCGGTCGATCCGCACTTGCTGAAGAGGTGTATCAGGATGTTCTCGACGGTATCCGGGGCAACGTCAGCGTCGGCTATCGCGTGAACAAAATGGAGCGGGATGCGAACGATAAGAATGCTTATCGCGTCAAATCTTGGTCCCCAATGGAAGTTTCCGTTGTTTCTATCCCTGCTGACCCGTCAGTTGGTGTGGGGCGCAGCACGGTAGCTCCCGAACCCGAACCTAAAGTTGAACCATCAGTTAAGAAGGACACTACTATGTCTGAAGTTAATCTGGATGCGGTTCGTGCGGAAGCCACCAAAGCTGCCGCCGAAAATGCCGCCGAAATCGTGAAGCTGGGTCAGCGTCACAACAAAGCCGACCTTGCCGCTGCTGCTATTGGCGCTGGCAAGACCATTGATCAGTTCCGTGGCGAACTCCTTGAGACGATTGGCAACACGCCTCTCGACAACAAGGAAATCGGTCTGAGCAAGAAGGAAGTTCGTCAGTTCTCGGTGGTTCGTGCCATACGCGCTCTGGCTAACCCGACAGACCGTGCCGCTCAAGAAGCTGCTCGTTTTGAATTGGAAGCATCTGAAGCTGCTGCTCGTGCTTATGGCACAACGGCACAGGGTGTGATGGTTCCCGCTGACGTTCTGGGCAACTGGGGCAAGCGCGACCTGAACACCTCGGACGACAACGAAATCGTTGCAACCAACCTGATGGCTGGTGATTTCATCGACGTTCTCCGCAACTCTTCGTCTGTCATGCAAGCTGGTGCGCGCATGATGCCGGGTCTTGTTGGAAACGTGTCGATCCCGAAGAAGACTGCTGCTTCGACGGGTGGCTGGATCAGCACTGAAGGTGGTGCGGCTTCTGAGTCGGAATTCACCCTCGGCAGCGTCACGATGTCGCCAAAAACCGTTGGTGCATTCTCTGACATGACTCGCCAGCTTATCCTCCAGTCCACACCGTCTGTGGAAGCTCTGGTTCGTGACGACCTCACGCAAGCCTTGGCTCTCGCAATCGACGCTGGTGCGCTGAAGGGTTCTTCGGGTCAGCCGACGGGTCTTTATGGCACTTCGGGCATCAACACCGATTCGTTCGCTGGCGCAACTCCGACTTGGGCGGAAATCGTCGGCCTCGAAACGCTTGTTGCTGAAGATAACGCTTTGCTTGGCAACCTTGCCTACATCGCTCCGGCTGGCCTCTATGGTACGCTGAAGACGACGGCTAAGGCTACCAACCAAGCCATCTTCGCTGTTGATCCAGATGGCACGATGAACGGCTACCGCACCATCGTTTCGAATCAGGCAACTGCCGGTTACCTCCTGTTTGGTAACTTCAGCGACTGCTTGATCGGTATGTGGGGCGGCCTCGACCTGACGGTCGATCCGTACACCTCTTCGACCACTGGTACGGTCCGCGTTGTGGCCCTCCAGACGGTTGATGTGGCTGTCCGTCACGCTGTTTCGTTCGCACTCGGTACACCGGCTGCGTAACGACTAGGGAGAAGGGGTGGCCTCGGAAGTCGGCCACCCCCAATCCTTTGGAGAGATTATGAAGTATCGTATCATCAAATCGACAGTCGCAGGTGGCGCTATCCGTCAGGTAGGCGACATCATCGAAGTGAGCGGGCCGGAAGGTAAAGACCTGATGGCCTATGGCAAGGCCGTTCCTCACGACGAAGCTGTGATTGAGAATCGCGTTGAGCCTGTAGAGTTCCGCGAACCTAAGCCGCGTGGCAGAAAGCCTTCCAATGGGCGTTGAGTCGAACGACGACCTCTCTATCTTCTTTGAACTCGATGATTTCGGGACTGCTGGCATTTACACTAAGACCAACAAGCGTCCGATTACGATTGATGGCATCTTCGACAATCCTCATGCGAGTGTGACCGCTACTGACATGATGGATGTGACAATCCCCAAGCCTAGCTTTGTCTGCCGCACTGTGGACATCCCAGACGCTGCTGAAGGGGATGCGATGAAGATTCGTAATGTAACCTACACGATCCGCGTTGTGGCTACAGATGGCCTTGGCGTGACGACCCTGATTCTGGAGAAGAATTAATG